AGCGAAAGCGCCATTGACGGAATTAACTCCGAAAACCAAGGAGACCCCCCGAACGGACTATGGAGAAATTGCCCGTGGAAGTCGAGATGGACGTGTTCGCCTCGGCTTGCGAAACCCCCCTCCCTGATTCATCGGAAGGTGAGTCAGTAGTATCGTCATTCGTGCCCTATGACGAAGATAACTTCACTAACGACGAAGATATTTTCTCTGATGACGATAGCGCAGGTGAGGAGACTCCATTCCTTACCATTAGTGACCGCGCGCCAGAAATGGCAAAGATTAACCCAAAACGTGAGGTTGTCGGCGAAGGTAGCTTCGTTGCTCACGTACCAGTTCAGTCATTAGCTGGTGATATTACCCGGGATGTACTTGCGGATGAGGAATCTAGACTCAATCTGCCCCGGAGGTTCTATAGAGATGTTCATCTGAGATTGGCTTTTTATGCTGCTTGGGTGACTTTCTTTACCGTTCAATTGCCAGAGGATCTATACGTGTTCTTGCTAAATAGACACCTCAGGTATCTCCTACAAATAGACGCGAGTTTTGCGACATACTTGCGCAGGTGGCTTATGACGTGGTGGACCATTGCCGACATTTCACGCCTGGTGGCTCTTTTGCTCTTTATAGAGCTTAGCACCGGAGCTGTTCATGAAGTGTTTGTTTTGGTCTATTACGGATGCTACTACCTGTACAGATGGTTTCATCCTCGTGGTCTAGCGTTAATTATTTGTTTTATTGCGCTTATCAACTCACCCTATGTGCGGGAAATTTTCTTTTACCTCCTGCGCACAGGGCTTCATGCATGTATACGTACTAGTCATTCTGGTGGTGTCGTGTCTGAGTTGACTAAGAAGCTCAAGAGCAAATTGGCGAAAATACATAGTGCAGACAGACCAAGTCCGACCCATCCCCTTTCGAGTATGTTGAGAAATGACTCGTTGGATAGGATTGAGACTATATGCAAGTCGTTTGCCCTGGACCCTTATTTTCTCCTGATGACGCGCCGTCTTCTTGTTCGTAATGAGGATGGTTCCCGGAGGTATCGCGGCGCCCCAACGTTACACCAAACCGCTTTGGATCATATCAATGACCCCTATGCTTTCCATGTGCCAGCTGATGAGTTCGGTAAGGACTCAGCTATTGTACTAATCGATCGTGATTACTACATCGACATGAACGAAGTTTTCATGTTGGGCCTGCCTGTTGTTTTGTTTACTTTTGACCCCATCATTCCTTGCTACCGCAATGATGAGCTAGAGTTTACGTTTGACAGGGATGGAAGCGTCATTGGTAAAGTGAATGGCGGAAAAGACTGGAATCACAAAATATGGGACTATCCTGATGACATGCTCAGTGTCTGTCAACGTTCCGTCATCAATGTGTATAAGGTCTTGAGGTATAGGTGTGATAATATGCGATCAATTATAATTTTCTACCCGATAGGATCGAGTTTTGCCTTAACCACTAAGAAGCTGGAATGTTCATCTCCAGTACATGGTGGGTCCTTGGTAATGACTCGTGGCCCGCACACCAGTGTTTCTTTGGTGGGCAGTCATGAGTATAAAACTCTCCCGTCTATAGTGTGGGAAGCCTTAGTTGGTAACATACAGTCACGATCTACCATTACCTCTGTCCCGAGTGTGACGTTATATGACGTTGAGATGATCTTGTCTCAGCACGAGTTCGGAGGAGACGACACTCTCCCTGCATTCATATGGAATGTCCTGAAAGCTCTTGATTATTCTAGGATCGCCATCACCCTTGGCACTGGAAAATCAGACTTTCTCTTGCCCACAGTTCCACTTCAAGACCGCGTCGTAGGATTTGCGCATATTGATGATGAAGGAAACGGTGCTAGTGAACGCGACTCTACAGGCATGAAAGTTATTGCCAACCCTATCGTCCAAGGTGGTGGGGCAGAAGAGCGCACTTTGCAAAACACTGCAACTGCCATTGTCGAGAGGTGCATAAAACCGCAGGAAAGAGCAGACAGCTTAACTGAAGTAATCCCAGAAGACCTTTATAAATTCTCGGATGAGTTCGCTGATCTGTGTCTAAAGAATGCGGTGCTCCAACCTTATGACGAAGAGGAAGTGGCCAAAAGGATGGACAAACCTGGCCAGAAAGCAGATAGAGAGGAAGCCGGTACTCAATCAATTGAACGGAAAACGAAAGTGCAGCAATTTCAGAAAGTGGAGCACTACGCGCAACCGAATGATCCGAGAAATATCACATCAGAGAAAGGTCTGATAAAGGAACAGTTTGCAAGATACACATATCCAGTCGCTGATATGTTGAAGAGGCAGCCATGGTACGCATTTGGGAGATCATGCCCAGATGTCGCTAACCGTGTTGCAGCGATCTGTAAATTTGCAGCAGCTCATGGATTGCACATAGCTGAGACAGATTATAACAGATTCGACGGCAATGTTTCCGCCTTCGCATGTTGGGTTGAAGCTCAATTATTTCGTCGTGCCTATCCAGGGGACGACTTTATTCGTGAAATAATTGAAGAAAGACACAACAGGTGGGTGCTGACCAGTGACTTCATAAGATATCTCTCAGCCTACTCTCTTTTGTCCGGTCGTATGGACACATCTATCTTCGGCACATATTTCAATGCCTATATAGGCTATAGCGCTTTACGGCGTGAAGGTCTTACTCCCCTTGAAGCTTGGGAGAGATTAGGTATGTATGGAGGAGATGATGGATTGGCTGCTGTTTCGGGGACCTCACACCTGGAGCAAGTGGCATTGGATGTAGGAATGAATTTGGACGCGCGGATAGTTGAGCGCCCCGCTCTTCGTAGCAATCGGCTAATAGAACGCAAGGATTATGTTACCTTCCTTGCGCGTATATACAGTCCCAAAGTATGGGAGGGAGACGTGGATAGTTGTTGTGATCTTGCACGAAGTCTCCCCAAATTTGGGTTAACTGAAGCCAATGTGCCTCATAAAGCTACGAGGTTGTGGGAAAAGGCCTATGCTGCTTCACTGAATGATGGCATCACACCCCTCATCGGTGTCTACACACAAACAATAGTTAGAATAGGCGAGCATGTTATGGGAAAAGTTCCTCTTGAGGCATCAAGTTTGGAGGAATTCTACTCAAAATATGATCGTACTGTTAACCATTGGGGTGCAATGGCATGTGTTGGAAAAGGTTTTCCAAACTTCAATTATGACGGATGGATGCTAACTTACGTCCGTCTTACTTTTCCAGAAATGGATATTGAAGCTGTAGAAGACTCGCTCCGCCAGCATTGTTATAGTGTAGCTGCTTCCGCCCTTAGTGTCACGGTTGATCGGACCCTTGGTAAGCGCAATCTTAAGAAAGCACTTGCCACAGCCCTGGCACCTCTTCAAACTATTCCGACTTTTTATGAAATCCCATTAAAGGTAAAGAGTGGAGCCCATGTTCTTGTAACGACCCCAGATGATGCTTATCTGATCGTTGACGAGAGCGCACCCAACCGCACACCCGTTCCTCAAGAAAAGTTTGCTCCAGAGGTTCGTGAAGGTATGGTTGAGGCTTACACTGAGTGCCATGATGTGAGGAGTGGAATAGTACCCCCCGCTTTTCCTAGTATGCAAATGGGTGCAAGAAAATGCATGTTTGTAGCTATACACTTCATTGAATCAATTTTGACTGTATATAAACTCCGTGATCTCGGAGGATGTCAAATAGTATACACTGGAGCTTTTAGTGAAATGACTGCAGTGCCCATAGCGAAATACTTCAATGCAAAAGTTCCAAATGCATTCCGCTTCCATTTCGTTGATCCGGCTTTTGCTGGGTGTGATGCGCCATGGATAGCTGAACTACGAGGTTTGCCCAAAGTTTCAGTGAGGACCAAACATTATGATAATAACATGATGGAGAAAGTCTGGCAGGATGCGTGCAAGGACGGGAAAGAAAGGAAAGTTTTCTGGTTGGATGACGCCTACTCTGACAAAGGCCAAGATCCAAATGGGACATACATGAAGATGAAAGTGGCAACACTGAACATATTCATGTCACGTTTCACGTTGTCGTGCATCAAGTTTCGGCCAACTGAGGTTGCTCAGGTCCTGATGTGCCCTAGACATAATCTGAACGTTTACCATACGCCACGAAACTCCCAATTTTTCTCTGACGTTACGGAACACCGCATGGTCGTAGGAAATTACAAAGGAGAAGAGGAGTGTGCTGTCGCTCATAAAGAAAAGTGCCGGG